GCATCTACTCCCGCCAGGAATCCTATCGCAGCGTCGTCCATCGCTTCCTTTTTAAGGGAAAAATGTGGATGGGAGACTAAGACCCTCCCTACTCAGGTTTCAAATTTTGAGGTCGAGAAGCTCGTTGATTTATTTAAACAACGTAGCTGGCTCCCTCAAGACTATGAACCTAAGAACAAAGGTCACGTGAATATTTATGAAACAGTCAAGAGTAAAATGCCGTACGTCGAACGAACGTTAGACGAAAGCATACTTGACCAGATTCATCTTATAGACACATTTCCGAAAGGAAAAATGTACTACCTATTGAGTATCAGGGACATTGTCTATGGTAACGCCGGTTTAGGAATAAACGGTATTGACATGGACACGTCACCTGGAAAACCTTGGATAGACATGCCGGGTTACAAAACCCGCAAAGAGATTTTCGGGGCTAACATCTCACAAATGAAGCCCAAAATGCTAGAAGCGATAAATGAGTGTTTAACAAAGCTCATGTCGCCTGATGGCTACTTGTCTATCTACTCTCTCCAGTTCAAAATAGAGAGAAAAGAAGCAGACAAAGTTCTACTTGGAAAAACGCGCGGATTTTGCGCGGGCCCGGTAGAGGCACAAATATGTGCGCAAGTGTTCATCGGTTGGTTCAATCAGTTATACAAGAATCACCCGACAACTACGCCCATGGTTTATGCCGTCAACCCACACAGTGCCGAGTGGGGAATTTTGGCACGACGTCTCGGAAGACATCCGAACGTCATTACTACTGACGCGTCCAACTGGGATTTCAGGCAGATGCGTCGGATGGGTGAGAAAGTCGTGGAAGAGCGATGGAAATTTTGGCTCTACCTTCTAGACAATGACCTTTTTAGGAATAATCTAGACGGGTGGGGCGGAGAAATCCCATCACGCGACGCACTCATGCATGGACTGTGGAATTCAGTCATGCTAGGAATGGTAGCACTTATTAATAGCGGAACAGACGTTGTTATGTGTTACGGACAAGCGAAGTCGGGAGGTCCAGAAACCACCAACTTTAATTGCAATTTGAATGCCCTTACTTGGAGATATGTTTTTATCTACTTGGCTAGGCTTCA